CTCCAGAGAGGCCGCTGAGTAGTGGGCCGTATGGGATTACGTTGGAGCTAACTTTACATTCGACTGGATGTCGATTAAATCGTGGTCAGGATCACCACTTAAGGTTGACACACCTGAGCGAATCAATTAAAAGTGCATGTAGAAGCAAAGGAGAGACACAATGAAAAAGTATAAAGCTATGGTTAACCCAATGGGCGGTAGTTGCTGGGCAATCGCTGAAACTAAAGGTGAAGCAATGAGAATGTTGAAGGGTGAACTGAAAAGAAACTGGTCGCATCTATTCGATATTAAAGGTTGGATAAAATCTGGCGAAGCGGAGTGCAACATATATGAAGACGCGGGTACAGATAGCCATGATGATGACACCTACCTTGAGACAGTACCTTTGATCTAAGACAGTAAGGAAGACGCATGACACAATTCGCAATATCAACAGAAGTAAATGGCATCTTGATGCAGCTAAAGTTACCCTTGATGTCCAAGGCACAGGCTGATAAACATGCAAGTACACTAAGATCACTAACTGATTCGCCCATATATGTAATCAACACTAAATCGGAGTAATGACATGACACTAGATACACGCATGGTAAGCATGGTACTGGCAGATAACGCTAACGAGTTCATCACCGTTAAGTTCCTAACTAAAGACAACGAAGAGCGTACATACAATGGTCGCTTGAACGTCAAGAAATACCTTGTGGGTGGTGAACGTGGTCGTAAGGCCGCTGACGTACTCAAGAAGCATAACCTGATCCCCATGTTCGTGGGTAAGGATGGTGAGAAACCCAAGTACAAGAGCTTTAGCCTTGACCGTGTGCTGGCCCTCAAGGCTGGTGGTCGTCACATCTTTGGTATGGGCAACGAGATCGTATGACCCCCCTGACGTGTCTTGCAGCAGCGGTCTTCTTTGAGAGCCGTAGTGAACCTCTGGAAGGACAGAGGGCCGTTGCTGAGGTCGTAATGACTAGGGTAGAATCACCCCGTTGGCCCGACGAAATCTGTGCCGTTGTCTTCCAGCGTAAGCAGTTCTCGTTCACCCACGATGGAAAATCTGATAACTACCGTAAGTACAACAGCAACGTATTCGACAGGCAAGCTATTGATATAGCTGAGACTATAGCTAAGTCAGTGCTAAAAGGTGACAGCATAGGCTTGACTTCTACCCACTATCATACTACTTATGTGTCACCATATTGGGCCAAAAGTTACCACCGAGATGGTCGCATTGGCACACACGTTTTTTACACAGCACCCGAAGGGAAATGAGAATGTTTAACATGACACTTGAGCAACACTTGGAAGAGATGGGTATCCGTCCTAAGTCAATCATGCGTGAGCTAGAAGAACTGATCGACCCACGAATGGAGCATCTGGCGAAGGGTTACTATAATGACCCCCGCAATGGAAATAATGAGGTTCCTTTCTGATGAATGTAGCATGGATACTAATATGGTTTGTCGTTGTCCCTGAGCAAGGCGTAAGGTACTACCACTTGGGGACGTATGACAATGAAACCATGTGCGAGACTGCACTGAGGGATGCTTCGGTTATGGTCAACGACAAGCAAGAGACAATCGAATGTATAGGGATACAGTTAAATGATTGAAGTAACATACATTGACCGCATGGGTAATGACCTGACGGTAGCCAATGCAGCACGGGTTAGCTTTGGCAAGACAAGTGAGATGGAAGACGATCCTTGGGGGCCACCTAAGCTCAAGTCTAAAGATGCAAAGCTGATCCGTTACCTTGCAAGAGAGGGTCATATCAGTCCATTCGGTCACTGCTTCGCATCCTTCCACGTTAAGGCTCCCATCTTTGTAGCACGGCAGCTAGTCAAGCATAAGTTCTTGAGATGGAATGAGATCAGCCGTAGGTATGTCGATGATGAGCCTGAGTTCTATGTGCCTGATGTGTGGCGTGGACGTAGTGCTGACAAGAAGCAAGGTAGTGAAGGTGAAGTGAAATACGAAGGGCCATTAGGTAACTACAACCAACTGGATATATATAAAGAACTACTGCGTGTAGGTGTAGCACCTGAGCAAGCCCGTATGGCACTGCCACAGTCTACTATGACTGAGTGGTACTGGAGTGGTAGCCTAGATGCCTTTTCTGATATGTGTAACCTACGTTGTAAGACTGACACACAGGCAGAGACACGCATTGTGGCAGATCAAATCAGCGAGAAGATGCTTGAGCTATTCCCTGTATCGTGGGATGCACTACATGATAAATAGTGAATGGAGAAGGTTGATAGCAGAGGAAGAGAACTTCAAGGAGTCCGTAATGGCAGAACATACAGCAGACATCGTGAATGAGCCTAAGCACTACGCACGGTGGAAAATAGAACCTATCACATACATCATGCGTAATGGCTTTGAGTTCTGGCGTGGGAATATCATTAAGTATGCCAGTCGTGCAGGGTACAAGATGTACGAGGGTATGAACGAGGTGCAGAGCGAGATCACAGACCTTGAGAAGGTCATACGCTATGCACAGATGCGTATCAATCAACTGGAGGGTAAAGACAAGCTATGACCAAAGAAGAAATGAGGAAGATCATTAGGGCTTTAGAGAGGTCTGAGGATGTCACAGTCGAGGAGGTTGTGTATCTGATCCGAAAGAGACAACGAGATTTAGAAAACTTGGAGGTAGAGTATGAGCTTAACTGGGCCTGAGATCGTAGGTATGTGCGAGAAGTTAGCCAACAGGTTTAACTCCCCGTCACACCGTGATGATATGGTACAAGAGGGTGTACTAAAGTGCTACGAGATACTGGCTGATGAGGATAAGGTACACCCAGCGCACCTCTACAGAGAGGCTAAGAGGCGTATGCACGACTATCTTAACATTGATGTGCTACCTGTCGCTATGCCTAAGTCTAGGACTATACGGGACATCGTAAGAACTGGCGAGACCAATCACTACAGTAACTACGGTGAGGATAACATAGAGTGGATCAAGAGCATCCTGTTAGCTGACAGGACACCTTATCAGGAACACTTCTCTTCATCCAAGAGGGATCATGTGCAAGAGTACGAAGACAAAGACTATCAAAACTACCTGTTTAAAGTAGCAGATGGTATTTTAACGACACAAGAAATGGAGGTTATGAAGATGCGTTACATCTTTAATATGACACAAGATGAGGTAGCTACATGGGTAGGGCATAACCAAGTGTGGGTCTACCGACAAGAAGAGTCAGCACTAAAGAAGTTACGAAAGTCAGTGTTGTAACAATTCGTGATGTATAAGATTCACAAAAGGGTCACTATAAGTAAGTGTAAGGCTTACATAAGTTACTAACTATAGTTATTTAATCTAGTAGTTATATAACATAAGTTATAACTTTAGTTACTAAACTTGTCGTTAAATAAGGAGGGACATATGTCCGATCACGGAACACAACCTTGCCCTTATCCGTCATGTGGTTCTTCTGACGCCTTTAGTTGGAACACTGATGGATTTGGTAAGTGTCACTCTTGTGACAGAGGATACCCATCAAGAGAACAAGTGTTTGATTGGGCTAAAGACAGATACCCCGTCAGTGGAAATAAGGATTATGATATGAATGTAACAAACTTTACCCCCAAGCGTATAGAAGACGTGGGTGAGGGTAAGTATGCCAACATGCGTGGCATCAACAGCAAGACGATGGAGGACTTCGGTGTTCTGACGTATGGTGATCGTCAGGAGTATGTGTACCCCAGCGGGGGAATTAAAGTTCGTAAGCTAGACGAAAAGGGTTTCTACGCTAAGGCTGGGTTCAAGGGTGATGAACTCTTCGGCATGAACTTCTTTACCGCAGGTAGCTCCAAGATGGTTACGATCACTGAGGGTGAACTAGACACTCTCTCAGTGGCACAAATGCTCAAGAGCGGGTACACTAACCCTGTTGTGTCGTTACCTTCTGCTACACCCTCCAAGAAACTATGGGAGAACTGTGCGGATTGGCTAGGTAGTTTCGAGAAGATCATCCTGTCGGTGGATAATGATGATGCTGGTAATGCTCTTGCTGACCGTGTATCCAAGTTATTTCCCAACAAGGTCTATCGTGTTGACCATCGACCATACAAAGATGCTAACGAGTTCCTACAGGCTGGTAAGGCTGCTGACTTCAAGAGCGCATGGTGGAACGCCCGTAAGTACACACCTGAGAATGTGATGAACAGCACACAGGACTTCTTGTCGTTGTACAAGGATACGCCTGAGCATCAGTATGTACCTACAGGTATCCAAGCATTAGACGATAAGATACTTGGTCTCATGCAGGGTCACTTCACGGTAATCAAAGCGCCCACAGGTATAGGCAAGACTGAGATCATGCGGTTCCTTGAGTACAATATGTTACAGCGTGGGGTTCCTATTGCTGCATGGCACTTGGAGGAAACTAAGCTACGATCCTTGTTAGGTCTTGTGTCTTACAAGTGTAATGACAATCTGACACGCAGGGACTTGATCGAAGAGAAGGACGCAGAGGATCAGGTGGTTAAAGCCATTGGTGATTTAACGAAGGATGAGAACTTCTATCAGTTCTACCTTAGTGATGGTCA